CCTTATATTTTTGATTTCTTATTGGAAATTTTCCAATGATACCATAGCGCAAACAATCGCAGCCATGATCATGATAACCATCTTTTAATGGTTCATTTTTTAAATTACTACCCTCTTTATGTTCAGGATATCTATATGACTCAATATCTTCAACAATACCCATACAGCTCTGATCTATATGTAATCTAACGCTTCCCTCTGCTGACATCATAAATTGACGAACATGGCTAATTCCTGATTGAATACTTCTGCTTAATTTATCTCTGCGCGTAATTACAGGCAAACCTGTTAATTGCCTAAAAATATCTGCTTCTCCCATACCTACAGAACTCTGCATCTGATATCCAGCTGGATCGCCATATACTCGCGCTATCCTGTAATTTTTCTTTTTGATTGCTGCAACTAAATCAGATATCTTTAAATTTTTCTCATGAATTATTTCATCAATAATAAAAATATGATCTTCACCTTTATCGCCAAATTTTGCTACTTGGAAAAATAAAGCTGCTGGCATACGATAGCCAAAATCTAAAGTTAAATAAACAGGCAGCATAGAGTTGTAAGGATAATTACCTACATGAGTACGCCTTGAAAAATCATTATATACTCGACCACTAAGCGAAGTAAACTCTGCGCCCATTTCCTGATCAAATACTTCTCTAGTCATTGATGATTTCATTTCTAAAAGATCAGGATCATCTTGCCCTTTTGGAAATGCGTGATGATTCTCCCATGATGGCGAATTAAATGCCGCCCACATATCAGCTTTTTGAGCATGAATATAATACTCATAAAATCCGTCATATCCTTCAGGCGTAGATATCATAATGCATCTGCCTTTTTTATCTGATAAAGTTGGTCTAAGATACATCTCAAATATTTTTTTTAAATTCATTTTGCTGGCTTCATCAATAATTACAAGGTCATTTCCAGCACCAATTAAAGATTCAGGATGTTCCGCTGATTTTCCTTCAATAATAGAACCCCATTCAAATTCTATATATTGTTCATTTAAAGATTTGCGGCGAGTAGGGAGGTTATGTTTAATGATTAGATCATCATAGACGATTCTGAATATACGTTCTGAGGTTGAGTAGGTGGGTGCGACAATCCAAACATTTTTATTAGCTTGAGTAACTAGAGTTTCCGCCTCCCTAGCCGCCGACATGGATTTGCCCCATCTTCTACCGCATGAGGCTACTATAAATCTTTTACTATCAGGTAATGCGTGAATTTTCTGCTGACCTGCGTGAGGTTCATAATTTAAAAATTCAAACCATTTACTTTTATACGATGTAAGATTATCCATATACAGCTTTTAATTTACCTTAAAAATTTTTTTAAAGTATTTAAAAATAATACTTGACACTAATATATAACAGATGTTATACTTGTTATAGGTTATGAATCAAATAAAGGAAAAAACAATGAAACGTATTACAAAATTAGTCGAAAAAGAGTTAGAAAAATTAAATTCTAAAATTGAAAGAGTAAAACAAAGCGGTAAAACTGCTTTTGCTAACGGCAATTATAATGCTTGGGGAGAATACGACAAGATTGAAGATAAATTAAGTTATCGCAGGCTTTGCTTACAACATGAGTTAAATACATTAAATAAAATTCAGGAGGAGAAATAGAATGAAAACTAAAATGAATAGAGAAACTTGGCTTTGGGAAATGACTAAGCAGCTTAAAACAAAAGTATTTAAGCCAGCTGGCATTGATCTTAATCTTAAAAAAGTAAAAGTAAGTGTAGGCTTTCCAGTATCAGGCGGAGCTAAGTCTAAAAATAAAACAATAGGCATGTGCTTCAAAAGATCAGTAAGCAGAGCAAACGTCAATGAGATATTTATTAATCCATGTCTTGATGAAAGCCAAGTAACTAAAGTTGCTGGCGTATTAGTCCATGAATTAATTCACGCTGTAGATGATTGTAAAAGCGGACACAAGGGCGAATTTCGCAGAATGGCTATTGCATGTGGCTTGCAAGGTAAAATGACCGCTACAAGCGAATCTGACAGCTTAAAAGAGATTATATATGAAATTGAACAAAAGATTGGTAAATATCCGCACAGAGCTTTGGATTATACTAATCGCAAAAAACAATCTACTCGTAACCTGAAAATAGAGTGTACTAATCATGATCATGATCCTTATTTTGTACGCATGAGCAGAACAATGTACGAAAAAGCCGCCCCTTTATGCGGTATTTGCGGACAGCTTATGACAGATGATCCAGTTGGCGCAGAAATTAATGAAATCATAAAAGCAGGTGGCTCTGAATGGAAAAAACTAAATGATCACATTAGTTAAAGCGTTTAAACACTCTAAAAAAGAGGGGCGAAAGCCCCTTTTTTTATTTTTTTTAAATAATACTTGCATTATTAATATAACATATATTACATTTGTTATAGGTTATGAATAAAGATATGACAATTACAAACATAATACTCAACAGAGGCGTAGATATTCAAGGTGTAAAATTTGAAAATGATCAAATGCTAGGCGTGAATATTGCTAATGGTACATCTGTAGCTAAGGCTGTTAATTTTTTTCATCAGTATGCAGATGGCGAGATTGTTGTTGAATATAAAGTACATCCTGATTTTTATGATGAAGATATTAAGATGTATGAGCGCAGAATTAAATCATTAGTATCTAAGTGTAATAATTTAGAAGTTATTCAGCAATCTGAAAATAAAGTAATTAATGGCTTTGTTTTTGAGCATAGTTTTATTGCAGTTTTAAATTATAATAGGGATTAATATGATAAATATAGATAAAGAATACATCGCAGATGATCAGTATTTTTGGTTAGATAATATTCCTGATGTCAAAGTTGGCGATCAGGTAATACTGGAAAAAATTCATGGTATGCGTAATGGACAGCATAAATCTAAAGTATTTCAAGTTATTGATATTAGGAAGTATGCTAATGATACAAATATTATGTTTGAATTTCAGAGCGTTAAAAAAGATGGAGCATTAGGAAAAATATATGAAGATCGCTGCTGCAAAAATAAAAGGGAGAAATAAATGAAAGAATGGAATTTTACTTTTACGCCTATTGGAGGCGGTAACTGGGGCTGGAATACAGTTAGAGCGCGTGGCGTAAAGTCAGCAATTAATAAAGCTAATAAGTGGGTAAAGAAAAATTTTCCTGATCATGAATTAAATGTTAATTCTGTTAATTGTAATCATGATACTTATATGATGTTATTAAGGGCGTTTGATTAATTATGGATATGGTAAATCATAATTTTAGATATCATGCAGAGATTCAGTTTGAGACTGAGCATGGCTTTGACTATATAAATGCAAAAGGGAATACACTTCAGGGATTCCTTAATGATCTTAAATCAAGACTAAATAAATTAGTTAAAAGTAATCGCGATCCTAGAGTAGTTGAGATTATAGATTTAAAATATAATTCTAAGATTCCTGAGGATAAATTAAAGTTTTTTCAAAAAAGTTAAAATAATACTTGCACTATATATGTTATAGTTGTTATACTTGCTATGTGATTATGATAACAAAACAACTAAATAAAAAAAGTGAGGAAAAAATGATATTTCAATTACAACAATTAATTTATGAGTTTACAATGAAAGCTATTAAAGATGATTACAACTGGAATGTAGAGGGTGATAAGTCTGCTCATAATGGTCTTAGTTTAAATTATGTAGATGCTGATGCTAGTATAGATTTCGATGAGCAGGTAGGTGATGGTGTTTTAACTGAAGATCAGTATTATGAGATTTGGGGAACTATTGTTGATGACTACTTAGCAAGCTGCTAATCTCTAAATAGATCATTAAAAGGGGCGCAAGCCCCTTTTTTTATTTTATACCTTGAATCTTCTCGCGGTTGCGTAGCTCCCTGATCCATTCCTTCCTGACATTCTCGCGCTGCCTGCCGCCTTTTAATGGCTTTAGTCCTACAGCCTCAGCCCTACGCCGTAATAAGTATGCTTCATTCCTGCGCTTTTTGCGGTGCTGCTCATTATAACTTTCATCTGTGATCTCTTTTAGTTTTTTATTTTCACGTTGCACACGCGTTTTAGGTTTGTCATTAATTGGATTTCTTGGCGGCAGCTGATCTATGTTCGCGCCAACCAACTCATCTGCTATCATTTTAGCATCTTCGTCATCAACTACCGCCTCATCAATATTACCCATTTTTAAAAACTTTTCAAAAGGGCTTTCAATCCTGACAGTAATTTTATCTTCCAGTTTGCCGTAGTGTTTTAAAATTAAGGTAGCCGCCTGAACGTTTCCCTCCGATGCTTCGCGGATCATAGAATCAACCACTTGCACTAAGCGACCACCTGAAATCTCCATAAACCTATTATAGACTGCTTCATTAAACTGTGGATTCCTTTTGTATTTTCTCACAGTCTCAGGGCTAATATTAACCAGTTTAGCCACTTCATTTGTACCTATATTAGGATTAGATGCCATTGCTTCACATGTTAATTGCTGCATAGGCGTTAATTTTTTTATATATGCTGGTAAATTACTCATCATTCAACATTTTATACTGCAGTTCAGCGCATTTAGATAATAAACTATCAATATTCTCTTCTAATATGATCTTATTCTTACAATTATGCTTATAATACGACAATACTTCTATTAATATATTAATCTCAGAGATCATTCTTATTCTTAGATGTTCTATTTTACTCATATATTGACGTTGCATAACTTAATTATAAAAAAGTTCATTTCAAATTGACGATATATTTCATATTTGTGCATTTGCCTATCCCACACAGCAGCCTGATCAATCACCCCCATACACCCTATGACTCTGCTGTATTATACATAATAAAGGTTATATGCCATATATATATCATGTAAGTCTAACAATATCAGCACTTAATATATAGAGAGTGTTTAAACGCATTCAAATAATCAATTCTAGGATCAGGATTAGCTATGTAGAATGCTGACTGGAGGCGTGCTTGACCGATAAATCAATACATTTAAAAGCTAATACCATAATAACTTATAGCATGGATATAGACTCATATAGACAGCAATTACTACAGAAGTATGCATTAGCACAGTATTACTTAGGAATAGATACAACATTAGCATATAAGTTTAATCTAATAGGTAATAAATCATTAGATAAAGTACCGATAAATAAGTTAGAGAAGCTTATAGGCATATATAGGAAGCTATATAATCAGCGTAATAAGTGAGTTATCCACAATTTAATCTGCCTATAATATATATTTATTTATTTTATATATAACTCTTATATATATGTTTAAAGTTTTTTTTAAGGGTATCTTAAAGATTTCTTTAAACCACTTTATAATTATTTATAAGGTTTGTGCATAACTATGTGGATAACTTTTACTGATAAGGATCACTAAACTCTTTGTACTCTTCTTTATACTTATAAGGTTCATTAACTACATCAATAATCTGATCTGCTGTAAAGAACTTATCCTCATGCAGCCATCTTAAGAAGTAAGTAAAATCATCACTATTAACATCAGGTACATTACTCATCATAGTCCTCTAAATTAAACATATATACAGGCATTGTATCGCCTTTACTGCCATCAAAGTTATAGTAGAAGTGATCTAATGCATCTTCATAACTCATATCCTGCTGCAATATCTTCAATATCTTAAACACGCTATACACTATTCTACCATCAGATAACACGCCTATAATACAATCATCATA